CCCAATTGCAGGATTCCAGACGCACGCCATACTCGGCCATCAGCCACGAGCGAAACCCTTCCGGCTTGATTAATGGGTCCTCATTGGAGGATTGCCCGCCTTGGTGCATGTACCGATAGCGGCGCATCACGCCCTTCACCACGTACTCCAGCTTTTCGCGCTTGCCCGCCGTCATGCGCTTGGACTTGGAGACGACCATGCCGAACACCACCTCCTCCGCCGCCTCGCGGATATCGTCGCTGCGGTGCGCGGCGTACATGTACTCGCCGAACACACGGACCTGAGGATGCAGCTTAGCGATGACCGACTGAATGTGCCCGGCAAGCGCGCTGTGTACGGCGTGGTTCGCGGTCGGCCCGCGCTCGGTGGCCTGGACCACCACGCCCAACTGAACGACGTCCGAGCTCTGGCCCGGCGCCGGGTTATAGGTGCAGTCATGCCATGCCTGACGTGCGGAATTGATCTTCATGCTGCTCTCCCCTTCAGCTCTTTGGTCAGTGCCCTGTAGTGCGCGGTCATCGGCTTCAGGTCGTCGATCGTGTATTTCTTTGGCTCATGCGGTCCTTCGAGCCACAAAACCTTTTCCTCTCCGATCCGCCGTATCAGCTCAGCCCTGTAATTCAGCAAGTCGCCTGACTTGTGCGTGTTGCACGGGGCACATTGTTTCCAGACGTTGAGGGGCTCGAAGCGGATCGCCGGATGCGCCGAGACGGTCCGATAGTGCCCTGCGTGCCACTGGCCTTCGTGGTGACGGCCACAGCTCACGCAAGGAAGCAAGGCATCTCGTTCGCGCACCCAGGCGTTGAAAGCCTGCTGGGTATCCTTGAGGTGCTCTGCCCTGCTCTTCAGCTTCTCCTTGCGTACCTTGATTTCGCGGCGCTCGCGCTGGGCAATCGACTTGCGCTGTTTCTCCTGCGCCTGACGGGCCAGCACTACCGCGCAGTCCGGAGAGCACCATTTCTGAAAGCTGCGGGTCGGGGTGAAGGTCGCGCCACACCCAGCCACTCGGCAGCGCTTCGGCCGAATTGGCTTTGCGGATTGCGGGATCAAAGCTCACCCCCGAACTGAACCGACATGGGCTGAGCGTGATAACCAGCTTCGAGAATGGTCGCCAACGCGCCGATCAGAGCCTTGATAGTCTTCATGCCACTCTCCTTTCGCCGTAAATGGCGTACATCAGGTCGTCGGGATGAGGCAGGAGCAGCTGCAGGTGCTCGGCGCAGTAAGCGTCCAGCAGCTCCAGATAGGTCGTCATCTGCGCGATGGTGAAGCTCCGGGTCTTTGCCCGGCCTACGCGGTACCGGGTTCCGTCTGGAAGCTGGACAGGGTGAACTTCAGCGGGCCACAAGCGCGACACCAGGATCTCGTGCCACTCTTCCGAACTGGCGATCTGGCCGAACGAATCACGTAGGTGAGCCTGGATCAGGCCGTTCCACATCCAGAGCAGCTTGTTCTGCGCGTCACTGCGCTTGCTGCGGACTTCGACGATGGTCAGTTTGCGCGGCTTGGTCAGGTCGAGGCCCTGCAGGTAGCCCATCAGGCGGGTGCGGTCGTTCTCGTTGCGGAGCATGAGGTCAGTCATGCGGCCACCTCTTCCTGATCGGCGTGATCTCTCAGCGTCATCAGGCAGTCCCGAGAGACGAATGCGTCGATCACGAATCCGCCAAGGTCGATCGCCAGCGGGTCACCGTTGCCCTTCCCACGCGCCACGTAAAACTTCCGGCCATCACGACCCTGGACTGGATCGAGCACGAAATAATTCTCGTCCGTCACTTCGATCAGGATCTGGTGATTGCCTGCCTCGATGTTCAGAGACGGCGCGGTGCACAGATAAGCCCCCTCGTCTGCGAGCGGCGGTGTGTCGAGGCTGTAGAAAGCGGTGTATTTGACGCCCAGGTAATCAAGCATTTCGCGAAGAGTCAGATCGCCGTCTCGGTATGGCTTGTGCAGCTCCTCGATGACGTCAGCCGCCGGGCGATTCACAATCATCGCCAGGCAGGTGGACACGCAGCTCACCGGGCATGGTTGGGTTTGCAGGATGATCAGTGGACTCATCGAAACACCTCCTGCAGATTCACGGACTGAGCAGGCCGCTCCACCTTGTGGTTGAAGCCGTATCCGGCCACCAGAGTGATGAGGGCTATTGCAATAACGATTCGGTTGGTCATGACGCCACCACTACGGCAATCTGAATCAGAACGTTCCCAGCGATTAGGGCCAAGATCACGGTTAGCACCGGATGCTCACTCATGAATTCGAATAGGTTCATCAGAATCCCCCCTTCGGGTTAAAGCTGTTGAGCAACGATTTCGAAGACTGCCGCGGCGGCGCGGACTGGTACTGCTGCTCGCGCTGCCCGGCGTAGTTGACGAACCGGGCAAACTCGCCCTGGTGCTGCAGGAGGCAGTGCCCGACGGATGCGTGACGGTGCTTGACCACGTCCACTTCCGTGACGCCGCTACGGCCGAGGTCGGAATCGGCATCCCGGTGGGCGATCATGATGATGTCGGCGTCTTGCTCGATTTCGCCGGAGTCGCGAAGGTCGGACATCTGAGGCTTCTTGGCTGCGCGGGTCTCGATGCTGCGGTTGAGCTGGGCAAGTACGATGACCGGAACGTTGAGTTCCTTTGCCATCCCTTTCAGGCCTCGGCTGATTGCGCCGAGCTCGAGGTTTCGGTTCTGCTGGCGGCTACCAGCCTCGGGGGCGATCAGGCCGATGTAGTCGATCACGATCAGGTCGAGAGGCTTGGCCTTGTGCTGGAAGCGAGCGATGTTGCGAATCCGGCTCAGTGGTAGCCCGCCCTTTTGGCAGATCCGCAGGTCTGCTGCGCGCATCTTGCCGACGGCGGTGGTGATTTTCGCTATCTGCTCTTCACTGCCCATGGCTTGGCCGGTGTCGATGTTTCCCAAGGTCACAGCAGAAGTCGACGCAAGGCTGCGTTTGGAAAGCTCTTTGCCGGACATCTCCAGAGAGAAAACCAGTGCAGACTTGCCACCCTTGATGGTCAGTTCTTCAGCGATACCAAGCGCCAAAGTGGTTTTGCCAGTGCCTGGGCGGCCAGCCACGATAATGACGTGAGAACCGCGTAGGCCCTGAATGATCGCGTCCAGGTCCGCCAGTCCGGTCGCGTGGCCGTTGATGCCTTCGCCATTGAAGCGAGCGTCCATCTCGTCCACCACAGGCCCAAGCGCATCGCGCAGCGTGATCACGTCCGGCTCGTCGTCTTCACTGTTCAGGCTCAGCACCGATTCCTGAGCGTCGGCGATGATTCCGGCGATCGAGCGGTTGTGACTCGCCATGTCGATGATGTTCTGGCCGATCTGGGCAATCTTGCGGGCCTTGGAGCGCTCCACCACGATGCGGGCATACTCCACGCCGTTCGAAGCGCTTGGCACGTCACGCATGATCTCAGCAGCACGGACAAGGGTTAGCTCGCCGCTGGGCAGTTCGTGACGAATGTCGGACAGCGAGACAGGATCTGCCGGGCGCCCAGCCGAGCGAGCAGCGAGGATCATGGCGTAAAGGTCGGCAACGTCCTGGTCGTAGAAGTCAGCCGGGCTTACCACAGCACCAATGGTTTCGGCCATTTCCGGCTTGTGCAGCAATGCGCCAATGACGCCGAACTCTGCCTCAGGGGATACCAGCGGGCGATCCGCTACCTCGGAATATGCGTTCATTGCGCCTCCAACACTTTCAGGACCTTGTCCTGACGGGTCAGAAACTCAATGTCGGCGGTCCAGCCGCGGTCGTTCTCACCGGTCCAGTGCTTGTTGCTCAGGCAGTCCGAGAAGTAGGCAGTCCAGAACTCACCCTTGCGGAACGGGAACATCCCGTTGAATTCCAGATTCCAGCAGCCCTTGATCAGCGTGCGGCGCTTGTTGGTCAGCTTGATGCACTTGGGCAGCTTCTCGCCGCACACCTCGTTGTAGATCGCCACGATGCGGTCATACGGGATGCGTTCGGCTTTTACGACGCCGGGTTGATCAGGGGTGGTGGTGTCTTGCTGCTCGGCTTCAGATTCCAAAACCGGGCCGGTCGAAGCGGCAGCGGCGACAACTGCGTTAGCAGTTAGATTTGTATTTCTTTCTTTTATGTGTGTAATTTCCAACACAGTGGCATGTATCTTTTCCACACACTGTGTAGATTTCAACACGGTCTGTTTTGGCTCAATTTTCCACTCTTTCGGAGGCAGGAAACTGATCGGATCGCGGCTACCACCATCACGGAAAAGCACTCGTTGACGGATCAGGTCGTTGATTGCCCGAGAGACGTTTGCACGCTCCTTCTCAGCCTTCTCCTCGTCGCCGTACATCATCTTGGAGATGTACAGGGCTGCAACCTTCACTGACTCGCTGTTGTAGCCAGCAGTGAGGCGGTGGATAGCCATGGCGACACGCAGCTCGCGTCCCGACAGTTCAGCCCCGATTAGGGCTTCGTAAAGGTCGTTGTCCATCCGGGTGAATCCCCCGGTATTGCGAAGTGGGATGACATTGCTCATACTGATTGCGTCCTGATATTTGAAATGCTCGTTTCGGTTGCAGCCGAACGAGACAAAGAAGCCCGCAGATGACTCATGCAGTCGCTACGGGCTTTTTTCTTGGCTGGCTCGCTGTAGCAATTGCGAACCAGATATGCAGCTTTCGCCGCTTCCTGCTGGTGGAACTCTTTACTGCCGGCCTCTACGGGCGCTGACTCAGCCATGCCGCCCAATACGTCGAACAGCAGATCGCTGATGTGGCGTGGCTGACGGCTATTCATCAGGCGACCTTTACGGACTGCTTGAACACTTCCAGGCTGACGATCACCTCGTCGGCTTCCTTGATCAGTTCCGACTTCTCACGCGAGCACACATGCCCGTCCGACTGTGCGTCGTAGGCCAGTCGAGTCACGTCAGCGAGATCTACGTGCAGGCGCATCAGCGCCGAGTTCAGATCGGTAGGTGCAGGCTTCTCTTTCGGGACCAGGTCGAACCCGAAGTGCTCTGCCCAAGCTTTCAGCGGGCGGAAGTCCTCGGTGTACTTCATGATCCGGTGCAGCTCCTGCACGTTCATCTTGTGGCTGTCGTAGTCCGGGTTGGCTTTCTGCGACAGCAAAGTGCGCGAAGGGAAACTCGCGCCCTCGGCGATCTTGCTCGCGCCGTGCGTGTCCACCACGTCGTAGATGGCCTTCATCAATTCCTGCATGTCACACCTCGAAAATTGTTACGTGGCGTTACGCCACCAGCGACGCGATCATTTGCTTACCAACTGATCAAGGACGTATCCATGACCGACTCTTCCGAACTGCAAGGCGAGATAACCGCCCTCTGCTGCTTTGTGGGTGCCTTGGCATCCACCCTGCCCCTGTCTTCTCAGATGAGGCTCTGGCCTGCGTTCGAGCAGAAGGCCAGTCAGTTACGTGATCAGTTGAGCCAAGAGGCCCTGCGCGGCTTCGAGCTTGCGACGATCTCGCTTAGCTCGAAGCGCGGTTAGGCGGCGGTTTTCTTTGCAGTCGAGGAAGATGTCTCGGTGTTTTCCAGAGCCTTGAAAACGTCCGGACGAGCTACGCGTAGAAACATCATCCGTGCACGTGGTATTCCGTGCTTTTTCCAATCGCTCACAGATGGCGGTCGTACTTCGCAAAGCTCGGCTACGCGAAAGGTGCCGCCAAGTGCCTCGATAATTTCGCTAGGGTTCATGCCTGATTTCTCCGGCTATTCACATTAGCTCGGATATTAGGCATACCTTTTGTTTAGGTCAATAGGAATACCTTAGATCATGGATGTTAGGCTGCCCTAATGAGAAATCTCCAAGACCGCTTGCGCGCCGCGATGGCTGGCCCGCCTAAAATTACTCAGGCTGCACTGGCTAGGGCCTGTGGCATAAAACCACCGTCTGTTAATGACTGGCTGTCAGGGAAGACAAAGGCAATCGAGGGGGAGAATCTTCTGCACGCTGCCGAGCTGCTAAAGGTCACCCCGATGTGGCTCGCCACAGGAAGAGGTCCAATGAAGAAGGATGCAGATGTCATTGATGTGGAAGGACTGCCTGAAGCTCTGGCACAGAAGATCAAGAGCTACCGGTCAGTAATTGACGTCCCGCGCTACGACGTGGCGGGATCAATGGGGCCTGGCATGGAGCCTCCAGAGATGAACATGGTAGTTGAGCATATGAGCTTGGACGCCAATTGGGTCCGGCAAAACCTGACCTACACGAAGCTCGACAATCTCAAGCTGATCTCGGGTCGGGGCGATAGCATGGCGCCAACCATTCGAAGTGGCGACGCGGTTCTGGTCGATTCCGGAGTGACTACCGTGGAAGACGACGCGATCTATTTCTTCCTCATGCGTGGGAAGCTCCAGATTAAGCGGATTCAGCGGGGTCTTGATGGACTTACGATCATTTCGGACAACACTCAGTATCCGGCGATTGACGTACCTGGCGATCGGGAGTCGGACATCACCATTTTGGCCCAGATCATCTACTGGTGGACTGGTCGCAGCTTCTAACAACCGAGCACGGAATGCATTTGATGAGTGATGTCGTTGTCGTCGACGGGCCTGAATCCTTCTTAGTGGCTCTTGACCGAATAGATCTCCTCGGCGACTCTCTACCGATATTCAATGGCTGGCCTCGTTTCAATGTAAAGATCGAGGGCGATCGCTACAATGGAACAATGACGCCCAAACTGATGGCGGGCCTCATCGAGTATCAGGACCAGCTGCTACGGGCCTATGCAGAGATTCGACATGGTTCGTCATCTATCGGCAAGCTGAGCGCTGCTGAAAAGGCTGACCTTGAAATGGTTTTTGCTATCTCAAAGGGAAGTACTGATGGTGAAGGTCCGCTCGATGGTGTTATCAACAGAATTATATCGGCTTTACCCATGAACAAAATGTCAGGGGGTAACGTCACATCGCTGCTGATAATCATGGTGCTGTGCGTGGCTGGATATCTGGTTTTCACGGAGTGGAACCAAGCAGATCTGGAAAAAGCCAAGATTGCCAGCGTGGAGCGTCAATCGACCGCACAGGCTATGCTAATCAGCAAGTTGGCTGATGCGCTGGCGTCAAAAGACCTTCCGCCCGAAGCCGTGACTATCAAAGACAGAGCTGCTGAGGGCTATCGAGCCATTGTTGCAGGGGCTCCAGACGCTACTTCGATGGACATCCAGGGCGAGCATTTCAATGCCGATGAACTTGAGCGAATCAGGACTCAGGAGCCGCGCCCGAAAAGCCGCAAGGAGCGCAGGGAGGACGTTTACATCGATATGGTGAAGCGTCATCCGGACTATCTGTCTTTGACTTTGAGGCTGCCCGGTTCGGATTACACATTCCCCGGTAGGGTCGATCTGGCTAAATTCGATCAAAGCAAAGTCAATCAGTTATTTGATTCGCTTCGAGACTCAAGCCCAATTCGCATCTTCCATTATTCTTCTGAGCAGAAGGATCGAATCCTTAGGACTGATGTAATTGCGGTAGATGACATCACCGTCGTCGGCCAAGCCATGACCAAGCCGTAGCGGCTCTATCGTCAATGAGCAGCCCGCCACTGAGCGGGCTTTTTCATGCCTGCGCGTCGCTAGAGTACAAATGTGCTCCATACAGTATTGCCATCTTGGGCTCCATAAAATACTGTATGCATAAACAGTAATGGAGTAGTACCAATGGCCAAAGCCAAGCCTCAGGAAAAGCCCGCCCCATCCAGCTACCAGCTTCTCGCGATGCGGATCCAGAGAACAATAAATGCCACCGCCGCCCAGACCGCCAAGCGCACCATCATTTACAAAGCATCGGACGAGCTCGACGAGGATTGGGCGCAATTGCTGATGGACATTGATGAGGCTGAGAACGTCACGCTTACCCCCCGCGATGACGGCGGCGTATTGGTTGCGTGGGTTGTACCGAAAGAAGACTGAAATTCGAATCCCTCTTTGCCCGCCCTGTGCGGGCTTTTTTATATCCAATCAAAAATAATTAGGCATACCTATTGACGACGAAAGAAGGAATGCCTAATGTTCACCCATCGCAGCGACAAACCAACGGTGCGACAGGGCCTCAAGAGACCCGCCGCTCTTTAGTTGCACGTCCGGTTCGCCGGCAGGCCTCAAGAAGCCAGAACCTGTTAAGTGACCCAGCACAGTGAGCCTGGGTCCGCGAGGGCCTCCCTCGTTCCGGCGCTGAAGGGCCGGTAAGTGGAGTGATAGCGGGAATTCGCGGCTGTCGAGAAAGAAACAAACCAGATTTCCTCGATGCCCTTGGAGACAGGGGTATCAGGGAAATCAACCGCCCTGGAGGGCGACGGAATGCCCAAGAAAGCCTACGAATGCAGTGCGTGTAACGAGGTTCACAACTTTCACCACGAAGCTGAGCGCTGTTGCCAGCCGGACGTTGGCGAAGTGTGGCTCTGTGATATTTGCGAGGAGGCGCACGAAGACAAAAATGACGCGACGGATTGCTGTGCTAACAGCGTCAAGGCAAAGGGTGTAGATACGGTCCGATGCCCAAACTGCTACCGCGATCAGGATCTGATCCGCCACGCCTTCGAAATCGAGGTTGCTGGTCACTGCTCCGAGTGCAACCCCCACTACTCCATAGACGACACCTTCAAGATTGATGACCTGATTAGTCAGCACCTTGAGGATGTAGCGTTCGGGCTTGCCTGAAGCATCACTCCTGCGCATTCAAAGAGTGCGCAGTGGGATGCGGAAGACTTCTGCACCGCGCAACGCGGCCCCCTGCATCACCCCTACCCCATTCGAACACACCCACATGCAACTACTCCGCTGCCACTTGGCCGTTCGCGTTCTTGTGGTTGCAGCTGAGTGTGTTTGGTTAATCAGCATGGAGATCGTCATGTGCGATTGCAGGAAGAGGCTTGAGGCCTCTATCAAGGAAAACACTCAGGCGAATCTGGCCGAGGACTGCACAGATTTGAGTGTGAGCCTGGACGGTTACGCAATCATCTTCGGCAATGGCTCGGCCAGCTCCCACCAGTTCATGCGCGCCGAGATCACTTATCAGAAGCCGACCAAGGCAGGCGTGCTAAAGCAGAAAAAGGAGAGCGTCAACATGCTCGCCAAGTTCTGCATGTTCTGCGGCGAGAAGTACCCGGAGGCGGCATGAGCGAGTTCAAAGGAACGCCTGGGCCTTGGGATTTCAGCTGGCAGATCCAGCCGAATGGTTGCCCGACAGTAGGTCACAAAGGGTTGATGGTCTGCATGGTTGCGCACTCGGCCAAAATCGAGGACCAGAAAGAAGTGGCTTTAGCCAACGCCAGCCTTATCTCTTCAGCTCCTGATTTGCTCAGCCTCGCCAAGCGCTGGCTGGCTCTTGATGGTCAATGGCATCCAGACCGGTATGAGTCTGAGAAAGCAGATCTGCTCGACGAAACGCGCGCCTTGATCGCCAAAGCTACCGACTAACCCACCCCATCGACCGCATCGACAGGTGCCCGCGTGCTTCACGGCACGGGCTTGGTCACCTGCGCGGGCATCTGATCGATGCGGTTGAACAGCGCCTACGGAGGCGACATGGACGCATTTCAACGCAGACGTTTCGAAAATCTTCTCGCCCGAGCGCAGAAACCAGAGTTCTCCCTGGTAGCGCGCGAACTTATTGCCCGGGCCTTCGGCTGGATTGAGGGCTTGCTTGAGGGGAATGTCATCAGCCCCACCGATTACTCCGATCTGTTCCGCGAAATAGCCCATGTCGAGGCTGTGGTCTACGCCCAGACAAATGGGCGGCTGAGCGTCGCATCGTGAGTACCAGTTACGCAGACAGTGCCCAGGCTCGGTTGATGGACGATCGAATGGCTGGCACATCCACCGGCGGCGCCAATGACAACTGGTTCGACGACGGTCCCGACATCTTCAGCCAGCAATGCAACGAGCGGGATGCAAAGCGTCTCGCTGCCCTGCCCGGTCGCCTTCGTATCGCCATGGGGCAGATGGAGACGGCTTTCGCCAAGCAAGGAGGTTCGGCATGACTACTTCACCGGTTAAATCGCTGATCGACGAGCAGCTCGAAGAGATCAGCGCTCACAACCTGCGCGAGGCATACCGGCTCGCAGAAATGCGCGGCTATTACGGTCCTCCGGTTGAGCAATACGCAGAGCCTGGCTATCGCGGTCGCGTCCTGCAGGTCCTACGCTACCGCGTTCAGCAGCAACAAACCTCGCAGTAACCCCACCCTTTTCAATCGCAGCGCCCCGGTAACGGCATGGCGCAAGGAGCTTCCGTGTCCGCACATAACCCCGCGCCTGTGGCGCACGAGCAACAGCTTCACATCATTCCGCACACGGCGACCAGCACCAGTGCCCTCGTGCTGGACGGCGATAGTTTGGACAAGATGATGCGACTGGCTGACGTCATGGCCACGGGCCGCGCAACCTTGCCAAAGCACTTCAACGGCAACTCCGCCGACTGCTTGGCCGTGATCATGCAGTCAATGCAATGGAAGATGAACCCCTTCGCCGTGGCGCAGAAAACGCACTTGGTGAACGGCGTCCTCGGCTACGAGGCCCAGCTCGTGAACGCCGTAATCACCGCCTGCGCGCCAGTCATGGATCGCCTGCATTACGAGTGGTTTGGCGAATGGGAAAAAGTGATCGGGAAGTTCACGATCAAGACCGGCGACAAAGGCGAATACCGCGTTCCCGGCTGGAAGATGTCAGACGAAGAAGGCCTGGGGGTCAAAGTCTGGGCAACCTTTCGCGGCGAGGACGAACCTCGTGTGCTGGAACTGCTACTTGCTCAAGCCCGCACCCGCAACAGCACGCTTTGGGCAGACGACCCACGCCAGCAACTGGCGTATCTCGCAACCAAGCGCTGGTCCCGCCTGTACTGTCCCGACGTCATTCTCGGGGTGTACAGCCCTGACGAGCTGGAGGAAAGCGCCCCGCGCGTTCGCGACGTCTCCCCGATTCGTGAAGCGGAGGCCGCCGGCCTGCAGCCCTACCCCGACGAAAAGCTCGCCGAGAACCTGCCGAAGTGGCGGAAGTCGGTCGACGAGCGCAAGTCCTCGCCCGAGCACCTGATCGCAACCATCAGCAGCAAATACACCCTGAGCGAGCAGCAGATCGAGCAGATCAAGAACCTCGCGCCCATCGAAGGAGTATCTGAATGAAGATCCACAACGTAGCTCAGGGCAGTGCTGAATGGCACGCCCTCCGCGCCAAGTACTTCACCGCCTCCGAAGCCCCAGCAATGATGGGCGCTTCGAAGTATCAAAGCCGCACCGAGCTGCTGACCGCGAAGAAAACCGGCATCACGCCAGAGGTCACGCCAAATCAGCAGCGCATCTTCGACAAGGGGCACGCCACCGAAGCATCGGCCCGCCCCTTGGTGGAGGTGAAGATCGGCGAGGAGCTCTACCCAATCGTCGGCACCAGCGGCAACCTGCTGGCCTCGATGGATGGCGCGACCATGCTCGGCGATACCCTGTTCGAGCACAAGCTCTGGAATGAGTCCCTCGTCGCCCAGGTGCGCGCCGAAGAGCTCGACCCGCATTACTACTGGCAGCTTGAGCAGCAGCTGCTGGTGAGCGGCGCAGAACGTGTGATCTTTGTCTGCTCCGACGGCACCGCCGAGAACTTCGTCTCCATGGAGTATCGACCGGTCGCGGGCCGCGCCGCTCAGCTTGTCGAAGGCTGGAAGCAGTTCGAGGCAGATCTGGCCGGGCACTCGCCGGCTGAGGTTGCAGCCGATGTGGTTGGCAGCTCACCTGACAGCCTTCCCGCCCTGCGCATCGAAGTAACCGGCATGGTCACCGCCAGCAACCTTGAGCAGTTCAAGGCGCACTCGCTTGCGGTAATTGGCGCCATAAACACCGACCTGCAGACCGACCAGCATTTCGCGGACGCCGACAAAACGGTGAAGTGGTGCGGAGACGTCGAATCGAAACTCGCAGCGGCAAAACAGCACGCGCTGAGCCAAACAGAATCAATCGACCTCCTGTTCCGCACCATCGACCAGATCAGCGAGCAGACTCGCGCCAAGCGCCTGGAGCTGACCAAGCTGGTAGCGGCGCGCAAATCAGCCATTCGTGACGAGATCGTCATGACTGCGCAGTCTGCGCTGAGACTGCACATAGATCAGATCAATGCATCGCTGGGCGGCCGCGTTTTGCTCCCTCAGGTTGCAGCTGACTTTGCCGGTGCCATCAAGGGCAAGAAGTCCATCGCCAGCCTGCGTGATGCAGCCAACAGCGAGCTGGCCCGCGCAAAGATCGACGCCAGCCAAAAGGCCGACGCGATCCGCCTCAACCTCGCCAGTCTGGCTGAACTGGCCGTCGACCATAACTTCCTGTTCAACGACATTCAGCAGTTGGTCATGAAGGCAAATGATGACCTGGTGACGTTGATCAAGGTCCGCATCGACGAGCACAAGAAGGCTGAGGAAGATCGGTTGGAGAAACAGCGCCAGCAGATCCGCGAGGAAGAAGCGAAGAAGCTAGCCGATGCTGAAGCCGCGAAGGTTGCTGAGCAAAATAAGGCCGCTGAGCAAGCGGCTCCCGCCCTATCGGCTTTGACGCCAACAGCTAAACCCCAAACTGCTGCGCGGGTATCGACGGTCGCGCCATCAGCCAAAGTGCCGCCGAAGCCGACGAAGATGGAAGCCCATGTGCCAGACCTGTCGGTCCTGGTGAAAGCCGTTTACGAAGGCCGGGCGCCCATCTCTGTACTCACCGTCAACTGGGGCGCACTCGACGACCTCGTTCACATCCACGGTGAAGAGTTCAGCATGGACGGGGTCGTCCTGCAGCAGGTGGCAGCATGATCAGTTTCAGCCTCAGTCCTGACGCTCCGACCTTAAGCAAGTCAGTCGAGTTCGCCGCGGCGATGGCGGCTTACGAGCAAAACGGCGGCCGAATCACCAAGGGTTCCTGCTTCACCGGTACACCCATTCCGCCCAAGCGCCGGGACTGGGTAGACCCTGAAACGGTCCTCAAGCGCAAACCGCCGCGGATCTCGGCAGCGGAGCGCAAGCGTCTTCGGCAAATGACGGAGGCGATATGAGCAAACGCAAGCCCTGCAACAGGCGAGTTCAAATCGATCGTGCCCGCCGCGCCCTGGTGCGGACCAATCACGCCGCAGTGGTTGATGTCGAGCCGCCAGACCGGCAAGTGATGCTCAACTGGAAGAATTGCAAGCAGATCCGCAGCCTGCCAGTTGTCGATGCCCTGTGCGACATCGCTCACCGCTGGACTGTGCATATCGCGGTTTTCTGCCAAGAGCCCAGCGGCGCGCAGTACAGCAAGGCCACCGAGTTCACCACCGAAGGTGTGCACCGCCTGGAGCAGCTCGAACAGATGATGATCGAGAGGCACGCCGAGATCTGTGCGTCAGCCAACCAGAAACATGTGATCGGCTCAGGGTGGATAGCCATACCGGACGACGTGAGCTTGTCGGAGGCTGAGGCCAACGCCGTATTCACAGCGATGGGCGTCTGGCAGCAGGCACGCGCAGCATGAAACGAATGAAGCCGAACTTCGCCGCCAGAACGCGGCGAAGGGCCGAACACATACACCTACTTCCAAGCGGTATTCAACATGACTCCAATCTGGCGATATCTCACCCGCCCCGAAGGCATGACAGCGAAGATGCTGGCCGAATCATCCGGGATGACCATTCAGGCAGTTCGCGCTGACCTGGTTGAGCTTGAAACCCAAGGCAAGGTTGCTCGTGAGCGTGGCGCAATCGGCGCCTCTCATGTCTGGTGGCGTGCCGAACGCCGCCCGTTGGATGGGCTGGATGTGCTGCTGATCATGGCGCTGGCTGCTGAAATTCACCACTCGCCGGTCAAGCTCAAGGAGGTGCTGGCCGAGGTAGGCAGTCGGGCCAAGCATGCTGGGCTGAAGAAGATCCTGTACATGTGCGCCACCTCAAAGGCGCCGCATCAGATAGTCAGGCTATCGGTACAGGAGTATGAGGTTGAGGCGTTTGTGGCAGCACAGAGGGCAGCGTGATGGCAGCCAGCCAGGCAGATCGCAGCGCAAAGGCTGCAAACAAGCGGAAAGCGAAAGGTTCGGAAGAACTTCGGATGCATGCCATGGAAGGAACGCGGACAGCGCTCGCTGAGCTGATGGAGTGGCACGGCATAGAGGAACAGGGCGAGGCGATGACGTTGATGATTCATCATCTGCATGGCCTTGGCCCGAAAGGCTCTGCGCCATTTCTGTCCGCGCCGCGCCACGTTTTCGTGATCAAGCAAAACGTGGCGCGACTTTTCGATCAGAAAAGTATGCTGATGATTCAAAAGGACCCAGGAGACGAGATCGTCGCGCCGGGCAGTTAAGGGTTTAATTTGAATGTTAGGTTTGGAACCGAGGTGCTTTTTGGCTTGGGCTTATCCGCGAACCCTAACACCGCAACTGTATTCATTTCACCGTCAACTGATCCTTCGCTACCTACGTGAAGAAGCGTTCCGCCGTGAACTTCGATGAGGTGATTGATGCAGTCATCTGTGTCTTCCCCTCGCAAATGTTCCGTGCAATATGGACATGCGGAAGAAGTGTGACTCGTAACCTTTACCGTGTGAATTACCTGCATGGTCTAACCGACTCCATTGAATATTTCCGGCCCCATGCCGGTCACCACGTATAGCCCACCACCAACCTATTCGCCACCGAACTTTCGGAGGAAACCTGCTATGTGCGATTCATTCCAGAACCGGCATCTGACGAAAGCCCGAAAGCCTCACCAGTGCGAAAGCTGCCGCCGGTGGGTTCAACCTGGTGAGAAATACGTTGCCATGGCAGGCAAGTGGGATGGTGACTTTTACTCCGTCAAGCTGTGCCAAGGCTGCGAGTCACTGTGGGAGCTGGTCTGGGCATTCGACGGTGATCACGGCGGATGGCTCGACGATGGCGTGGCCTTCCACCAGATCATGGAAGTCGGCGTAGAGTTCGGCCTGATCTGCTACGTGCCAGTCACACCAGCACATCAGCCGCCCTTGACCGAAGTGGCCCAACGGCCTGGATGATCAATGCTCCAAGTCACCAGGTTGATGGTGTGGCAGTGCTCGCACTCAACTTCGAACTGGTGCTGATTATCGATCGGATTGAAATCCATAGTTTCGCCGCATTCCGCACAGTCCGACATCGTCGGCACCTTCTCCACGTCTTCGCTCATGACCTTCTCCCTTCCTGTGGAGAGGTAAGCGTAGGCCATTCCAGAATTTGAATCACGCCACTGCCGAGGATCCCGCATGTTCACAAAAACGTTCAGCAACGAAGGCACCTTCCAGGCCCTGTATGCGGCGCAGGACTGGTTGCAAGCCAACGGCTACAGCTACGGCTCTCTCTGTCGGGAAATGCCGGTCGGGATTCTCAAGGGCGATTGGGCGATTGCGAAATGGAAGAATTTGACCAAGAAGGAAATCGGCGAACTCGACGGCCAGTTTGATGGCGACAAGCGCGAGGGGCCCATCACTATCACGCTGAAGCAAGCCCCCACCGCCTGACTAACCCCAAAGTAACCTCCAGAGGTTACATCTCGAAAAGTAACCTGATTGGGTTACAGGGATATCGCCATGCCTGAACCAGTTCAACAAGTCCGAGCCACGGTGCTGCTGGGTCGTGATGGTATGCATCGAATCAGCCTTCACCGCTTGCCTCAGGTTCATCTGACCCCGGCGCAAGCGCTGATCATTGCAAGAGAAATCAACCAATACGCCATTGATGCCATGCGGGCTGATGGTGAGCGGGAGGAAGGGTTATGAGTCAGGAATGGAAATTGGTGCCGGTGGTGCCAACTGAGAAAATGCTGAACGTGCTGCATGACCGGGTTCTGATCTCGGTCAACGCCCGCAAGCAGGAAGCCAACATTCTCAATGACAAGGCATGGTGGGCGGCGGTGGTCACTGCCGCACCTGTGCCGCCCGCTGTCAAGCAATCAGCTTCAACAACGCAAGCCTGCGACCACCTTTGGACCGACGACGGAGAGTTTGCATACTGCTGCACCGTGTGCGGTCTGCATGTTGACACTTCAGCGTCAGATGCTGTGCTGCAAGAGGCGAACCAAGCCGCGTTCGAAGCTGGAGGCACTGAAGAAGGCGGCTATGAGTTGTCCGGTGATGAGTTCGACGCCATCGTAGCCGAGGCCGCCAGCTCCGCAGTTTTCGAGTATGTGATCCGAACTACTTCCATTACAGCCCCTGTGCCGCCTGCTGGAGAGGAGGCGGAAGTTTTGGGGTGGCTGGCTGCTGACAAGCTGATGCCGACCCAGCAGGACGCAAGAGAATATGCAGGCTACAGAGGTCAGGACGACATAAAAGAACTGGTAGACCGCGCACACGTCACCCGCCTGCAGGCCGAGAACGCTGCACTCCAGCAGCGCCTGACTATCGCCGATCAGCGCGTCGACGATCTTGAATCCGACATCGCCGCAGCGCGAGAACTCCTGAAGCACGGTAGCTCGCCAACCCCTGCGCATTGCGAATCGGTTTTGGATTTCCTCGCCCGCCAATCAGCGCCAGCCGCGAAGGGTGAATCAGATGAGTGATCAAACAGAATTGCTGCGGCTCCTGCGTCTGGCATGGATTTCCGATCATGTAACCGCCGATGACTGCAAAAAGATAGACACCCTTCTCGCTGCCACTGCCGAGGATGTCCGCGCAGTGGTGGATGGTCCCCTCACTGATGAGGGCACCATAGTGCAAGTGCTTGAGCCACAACAGCAAAGGCTTTTCTCGTCTCGCACGATGCTGCCCCACCCGCCACGCCACGAAGGCTTCCTTCAGCCAGAGCGCAAAGTGCCCGGCTACACGCTCGATCAGATGAAAGAATACGGCGCCCAGTGCGCTGCTGAAGCCTTACGCCAGAACAAGTAACCCCGCCGCCCGTTCGGCCCAACCCTATCCCTATTGCCTGCTGCGTATGCGGCGAGGCGGAGCTATGCCAATGAAAGCACTCTCCATTCGCCAGCCGTGGGCCTGGCTGATTATTCACGGCGGTAAGGACATCGAGAACCGCAGCTGGCACACGAAGTTGCGCGGCCGGTTCCTGGTGCATGCGTCAAAGGGTATGACGAAAAAGGAATGGAGCGATGCAGTGGTGTTCTGCAATGAGCACCGGCTGGTACTCCCGCCGCACTGGAGCCGCCTGCAACGGGGTGGAATCATCGGATCGGTGGAGCTAGTCGATAGCATCGATACAAGCGATTCACCCTGGTATATGGGCCAGAAAGGCTTCCTCCTGCGGGACCCACAGCCACTGCCCTTTCAACCATACAAGGGTCAGCTTCAGTTCTTCGAAGTGCCTGACCAACTGGTGAAGCCATGACCGTTCTGTACCGATATGAAGACGAGGTAGACGAAAAAGGCGTCCACATCTGCGAGCGTCGGTATTACGTGATCGGCGAAACCCCGCTTTGCTGGTACGTCGTCCCCGAGTTTTATCATGAGATGTACGCAGGCTCTAATCCTGGCAGCTACGGGTATGCGGCCCTCATGAAAGCCCGCAAGCGCGTCTATCAGGTTCAGGGGCGAATCAGTTATTGCTACCTGGATAAGAAGCGTGCCCTGTCGTCTTTCAAAGCCCGCAAAGAATGGCAGCTTCGCCATCTGGCGCTATCGCAGTCCAGAGCCGCGCTGTCCCTTCAGCGGCTGAAAGAGATCGACTTCCACGACATCCCTCCCGGCATTATTGATTGTGGCCACGATGAGTACACGCAAGAGCTGAACTGGAGCGAATGCTGATGACCAGCCGAGACCAATTCGAACAGGCCTACGCCGACTACATCGACGTGCCTGTCGATTACATCAAATCTCAAAGAATGGCTGAAAGCTACTCAACGCCGAGAATCGCATCGGCCTGGATCTGGTGGCAGCGCGGCAAGGAGGTGGCATGAAGCTTTTCTACCTGATCAACCGAAAGCTGCCTTTCGGCTTTCTTCCGATCGCTCGCATCAATCTTGGCCGTGAGAAGGCAACTCTGCGCAAGGACGGCTGGGTAATCATCTCTGACGGCAAAAGCACCGACGCCCTCCCGATCAACTTCTGCTCCACAGCGATCATCGAAGCATTCAACGACGAGCTCGCCTAACCCCTTCCCCATTATCCACATGCCTGCCGGTGTACGGCGGGCGAGGTATCTCTATGTCTGCAACTCAACGCTTTCACGAAGTGGCCAACGATGCGCTGGTAATGATCAGTGAGCAGCTGTGGCCCGGAGCCAAGCTCTGTCTCACCATCTACACCAAGGACAAGCCGGGCCTCGACATCGTGTTCAAGGACCTGGGCGTCAGTCTCGACGAAGTTCTGAGCACCCTCCGCCGTGTGCCAATGAGCATTGACGGGGCGAACATCTACAAGCGCGACCTGTGCGACTCCATCATCGGCTCCATTGCGTTCGGTTACCAGAACACGAACCCGCCGCCCGAAGGGCACTGGGCGAAACGATTCTGGGACATCGGCCGAGCAGAAGGCGCGGCGCGCGATGAACTGCGTGGAGATCTGGCCGAGGCGGCCGAGATATTGCGCCGCTACGAAACGCTGCATCGCGCCAAAGGTACCGACGACAGCACCGCGAAGGCCGAAGCGAATGCCGCGCTGGCAAGCAGGTTCGAGGCAACGCTCGCCAAGTACCCACCACTCAACCCCGCATAGACCCCGGACGGAGGTAGCCACCATGGCTGCAGCACAGAATATTGATCGACTCCTGCGCCTCGACGAGGTGCTTCACACCACCGGCCTGGGTCGGAATACTGTTTATCGCAGAATCAGGGAGGGCACATTCCCGAAACAAGTTAGAATAGGCCCCAACTCGGTCGCCTGGCGCCAGTCCGACATCTCTCAATGGATGACTGATCTGACCCCCAGCAACGACCAATCAGTACATTGATTAGTACACTGAACACGGGGCTTTTTCTGGAGGCCCCGGTTTACCAGCCATACAGGTCTTAAATTGGAAATCTTCAAGGAATTTACGTTCGAATCCGCTCATCGTCTTCCTCACGTTCCGGAAGGCCACAAGTGCGGCCGTCTGCATGGCCACTCTTTCCGGGTGGCGATCTATCTGCAAGGCGAGCCGGATCCGCATACCGGCTGGATTCGCGATTTCTCCGAGATCAAGACCATCTTCAAGCCGCTTTACGAGCGTCTGGACCACAATTACCTGAACGACATCCCTGGCCTGGAAAACCCGACCAGCGAAGTCTTGGTCAAGTGGATCTGGAATGAGCTCAAACCGCTGCTGCCTGAACTGTCGGCCATTCGCATCCACGAGACCTGCACCAGCGGTTGTGTTTATCGCGGTGATTGATGGGTATGGGATCTGCAAAAAACCACCTTCGCGGTGGTTTTTTGTGGCCCGGAGAAATGCGATCAGAAACGGTAATTCAGCGCCAGGGTGGACAACACCGTTCTGCTCGATTGCCCACCGGATTTGCCGCTGTAGTGGGTGCGCTCGCCACTCTCCAGATCCTTGACCCGCGTGCTGCCGCTGGACTCGCCATAC